GGTCAGCGGTTCGATCCCGCTATTCTCCACCAATCAAGAGCAAAACGAACACAGAACCACCATTCAAATGGTCGGTAATGTGTTCGTTTTGTTTTGTGAGATTCCTAATGTCACCCTGACATGAAAAAAGCGCCCACGTTACCTTCATTGGCAGCGTGGGCGCTTTTCTGTCTTAATTTACCGAAAATCGGAAAAATTTACCGAAACATAGGGTTTTCTGCCAAAATGCAGACAAGCCGACCCTGAATCGGCTAAAATTTCGGTAAAAGGAGACAAAAGGCTATGATTAGAATTTTGCTGTCTACCCGCCTTGGCGAACGGCGGATGACACAGAGCGACCTTGCTCGTGTCACAGGGATTCGCAGTCAGACTATCAACGAGTTGTACCACGATTTTGCGGAGCGTGTAAATCTGGACGACCTCGACCTCATCTGTGAGGCACTGGACTGTGACCTCGAAGACCTCATTGTGCGAGAGCCCAACATCGAGCGCAGGGTCAAAGAGGTGCGTCATATCCCCCAGACCGTGAGCAAGTCTCGCAAGAAGTAACCCCCCATCTCCTGCCCGGATGCACGTTATGCGTCCGGGCTTTTTTCATCTCCATCATTGCGCAGCTGGATGGTCTGCCCATCCGGCATGATGATTGCAACCTTGCCGCCGCACAGTTCTGCTGCCTTGATAAGGTCATCCGCCGACCAGCGGTTCATACGCACCTTGTTGCTCATTGCCTGCTTGCTGCTCATACCGAGGACTTCAGCCAGATCTGTCTGCTTCTTCCCTGTCATGGAAAGCAGCCCCTTGATGATGTCCGACACTGTCATGTGTTCATCCACTCCTTTCATGTATAGGGTACACCAAAATCAATTACTTGTCAACCTCTTTTATTTCAAAGTAAATCAAAAAAGTTTATCAAAACTATTGACAAGTAAACCAAAAAGGTGTACAATGTAGATGTAAGGCAGAGAGCGAAAGCCCCTTACAGAAAGGAGTGAGGTGAATGGAAGACATGAACGTAACCAAGGCGTTGCTCAAAGCAATCCTCGAACTCATCGAGAAGTGTGAAACGCTGGAAGAGCTCCGTGAGAGCGTCAAGAAGATTATGGAAGAGTAAAAAAAGAAGACCAGCCACCGTCCAAAGCAACTGATCTTCAACACCGAACCAACGGCGAGCCGGGAGCCTTACCCCGGCCGCCCTCTATTTTAACAGAGTAAGGCCAGAAAGACAAGAGGGTAACAGCATGAAGTTCATTGACATTAACCGCGAGTTCACCGCCGCAGCCAACAGCTACATGGCGCAGGGCTACTACATCAACGCCGGAACGATGGGCGGAAGCCAGGGCGAGGTCGCTCACATCGACCTCACAAACGGCACCGAGATCATCCGGGTGCTGCTCACCACATTCAACAACTACCTCGGCACCGAGGGCGTGGAGCTGGTTGTTGGCCGGGTCAAGGACGACATCAAGCCCAATCAGGAAGACCGCTGGAGCACCGTCTGGAATGAGCGTCTGGAGGTCATCAGCAGCAAGAAGTTCTACCGTCTGAACAACCGTGCACAAGACGGATTCTACGGCACAGAGGAAGAAGCAAACGCCGCCGAGGAGAAGCGGTTTGACCGCTACAAGAGCCGCCGCAGCAATGACAGCGCGGTGGATGTGACCACAAAGGCCGCTCCGATGGTCAAAAAGTACATCCACGAGAAGTTCGGTGTCCGGCGCGTGAAGATGGACGACATCAAGGTCGTCAAGCACGGTGGCCGCTACACCGTCACCTACCACAAGCACGCTGCACAGCTGCACTAAGGGGAGGGCGCAAAGATGGTCACGATTCAGAGCCAAAACTTCGGCGTTGAGATTGAAATGACGGGCGTTTCCCGCGGAACAGCCGCCTCCGTCATCGCCAACTACTTCGGTGTCGGCGGTATCCACTTTGCAGGTGGCACCTACCAGACGTACGAGGCCAAGGATAGCAAAGGCCGCGTATGGAAGTGCATGAGAGACGGTTCCATCACTCCTCGGCGGCGCAGAGGTGGTGCAATCGTAGAGGCAGACGATACCTACCGCTGCGAGGTCGTGACCCCGATTCTCCAGTATGAGGACATCACCGACCTGCAAGAGGTCATCCGGGCACTGGTCAAGAAGGGTGCCATGGCGAACAGCTCCTGTGGTATCCACGTCCACGTTGACGGTGCGAACCACACGCCCGAAAGCCTCTGCCGGCTGCTGAACTTCGCCACCGGGCGGCAGGATCTGTTCTACGAAGCCCTGCAAATCGGCAACCGTGCAGACCACTGGGGCCACAAAATCAACCCTGCCCTGTTCCGTGAAATGAAGAAGAACGGCCGGGCAAGCCGGAACGATGCAGAGCGCATCTGGTACAGCGTGGTGAATGACGGATATGATGGAGGTGTGGATTCTTTCCACTACAACAGCACCCGTTATCACGGAATCAACCTCCATGCATTCTTCACAAAGGGCACCGTGGAGTTCCGGCTGTTCAACGGAACCACCCACGCCGGGCGCATCAAAGCATACGTTCAGTTCTGCTTGGCAATGAGCGCATGGGTCTTGGCATGAGAGGCCCGGAATTCAAGACCGCCCGCCTGCATCTCACCTCTGCATTTTTGACAGAGGCCGAGAGCGAAAATACCGCCGCCTAAAAACCGAAAAGCTGCGCTATCTGGCTATACGGGCATTTGGAGGATATGACAATGAAACTTTACAAATACTCCGGTACCATCGAGGAGCTTGCCGTTGAACGCGGCCGAATCTCCTATATCAAACTCTTTGATGTGACCGACTTCGACAAAGCACCAACCAGACTGGAAGTCTTCGGTGCGCTCGGCAAGTACATTGAGGCCATCGAGGGAACCGATGCCGAAGAGCGATACATCAAGAGTGATTGGTACTTTGACAGCAACCTGTAACTGCGCCGCATTGAAATTCCCGGCGGTGAGGTTGGCCGCCCGGCGAAAATCATCACCCAGAGCCCGGACAACATCGACCAGTTGGAGATCTTCGGCCAGCAGGACTATATCCAGACCAGCAAGCCGGAATCCATGTCCTGCAAGGAAATTTACCGCTGGTCCGATTGGGAACGCCAGAACATGAAGTAAGGAGGTGGTGACCATGTTCAGTATTACCGATAACGAGAGGCTGCGGGATGCGTACGCACTCTTGATGTTCATGCAGAGCGACATTCCCGCCTCTGCCGAAAAGAGGGCTGCCGTGAAAAACTTGGCGGCAACCGTTAAGATGGAGATCCGGGCCTACAATAACCGCCCCGCCCCTGATGTGCATATCATCTGTGCCGACTATGACGGCCGTCTGGAGCTTGTTCAGCTGCCCGATAAGCTGGACGAGGCGCACGAGATGGACGCTACCAACTGGTTTCTTAACCATCATTATTTGAAGAGTTACAACAGCCCCTATGACTGCACAGGGCAGGAGTTCACGAATTGGTTCTATCTGTTCCGGCGGCGTGGTCACTGGTTTGCATATCACTCGGTTAGCCGAGACGTTTGAGGAGGAAGTACAATGACGGACGAAAAAGCTATTGAGAAGATGGTCTATGACCAGCAGCAGGGCTGGCCGCTGTGCCCCCGCTGCGGCGAGAGGATGCCGGACAAGCTGACCCACGGAGCACTGAGTCGCCACGCCAATGGCGTGTACATCTGTGAGGCTTGCGGCACCGATGAAGCCCTCCGGGACTGGGGCGGCAACGTCAAGCCCCTGTCTGACTGGGTGCTTGTTCGCATATACAATGGAGATCTTCGGAGGTAATCGATATGGAAGAAATGCTCCTGTCACTGAATGGACCGTGGTCAAACGCAGCCTGCATCGGCTACTGTGTCATGGCGATGCGCAACGCCGGTTTGAGTGAGAAAACACAGCGCAAAGTCCTTGATGAACTGACCCGGTGTTTCGACGACGTGAGTGTTGAAGACGCTGCACAGATGAAGTTCTAACAAACAAAAAATCCCCCTACACTGGCCCGAAGGTCAATGCAGGGGGATTTTTGCGCGCTACCGAGGTAGCCAAATATAAAATCAAGAGTGGACCATGCCGGGCCACTCTCTACAAAAGCCGAAGCTTTTCAAGTGCCTATATTTTACAC